TTAGCACAATAAGCATCAGTCGCAAAAGATCCTGTACGACTATCTATTGGTTGTGTAAGTGCTATTCTTTCGGTTGCCATATTAACGTCCGTAAGAATTAGGGTTAGTAGATCTAAAGTCAGGCATAAAGAATGTACTAGAAGCCTCTACATCCCAGTCAGAAAGTTTTTCTTTATACACTAAGGCTCTTGCTGCTATTTCTTGTCTAGCATTAACTGGGACACCATACTGCATAGCCAACTCATCAGCTAGACCCCACACTAAAGTATTTTGCCACTCAATAGGAAAATCAGGAGTATCAGTAGAAGTACCAGTGCCTAAAGTAATATCATTCAAAGGCATTTGAGCTACAGCATGTAGTTGAATGTTTGTTTGAGAGTTAAGATCTGGTGTTAAGTATACATATAAGATACCATTGTTTTCTCTAGGATCATAAAACAAAGTATTAGCTGTACCAGTAGAAAACTTAGAACCTAGCATGTTGTACTCTTGTTTAGAAACAATAAGTACTGGTGTATCTATGTTAGGAGTTACTTGGATATTACGGTAAAACCCTTGAATAATCTTAAGGGGTTTATCAGTAATAGCTACAGTAGGATTTAAAGAATCATACATTAAAGTAGATGTAGACCCACCTAATATGTACGCAGTCTTACCAGATGTGGTAGGAATAATAAGCTCAACTATTTTCCACAGCTTTAATCCATCTACACTCATTTGTTTAATGAGTAAGTTAAGAGACATTAAAGCATTGTTGTATGTATTAGTATCAGGTGTATCACCTATTTCAAGCACACCCAACCTACCTAATGCTAGGGAAATAATTTGACTGCTATTAATACTGTAAGTAGAACTCATTGTTTATCCTAGTCTGCAAATTGGGGGTAAGTTTTTGGTGAATAGTTGTAATTTATAATTGTTGGTTCAAATAATGTAGTTGCTTGATCTGCTCTTGCACAATTTGCTGCACCCATATCTGCTAATCCAGAAGAAGATGTTGGTGTACACACATATGGTGGAGGGCGATAACCATTGTCATAGTTAGCCATTGCACAATCTGCAACACCGTAATCAGCTAATCCATTAATAGTAACTGGTGTACAAAATCCACCAATAAACTGATCTGATTGTTCTGATCTAACCCAAGGTGGAGCTTGAATGTCAGCTACACCGTGTACAAAGTCTTGAGGTTGTCTAGGTTCCCAATCACCAGGACAAACCATAAGCCCGTCCCAACGTAACCGAAGTTCACTCTCTTTATATTTACGACCACATTGGTCACAGATGACTAACCAGCCACCATTATCCCAACGTGATTTATAAGACATGTTTTGTTCCTAGTAACAAGTTATTTATCTTGCTTACCATCTAACTTATCAAATATCTTACCCAGCATAGATTTAATGTCTTGCATGTCACTGCGGTAATCATTTCTATCTACGTAAGTCCTTGGTAAGTCTTCTCTAAGTTTAGATAAGTCTGTTTTAAGTTCTTTAACAGCAGCCCAAAGTTCTCTAGCAAACCAACCCATTACAGAACAGGTTGCTCCAAGAATTATGTTAATGAGTTGTTGTGTTTCCATTTTAAACTTTAAAAAACAGTTACTACAGCATTTAAAGGAACACCAGCAGTAAACGTAAGTACAGTTTCATTACGAGTGTAACTTACAGTTGGTGTTTGGAACACACCATTAATGTAAACAATTCCAACAGCAGTACTAGGAATAGTAAATACTGTTTGACCAGATGTAGATGTAATAACAGTGGGAGTAGTTCCTTCCACAGCTAATGCTACAGTACTGACAGCATTTAACCAAGCAGCGGATACTACTGGTCCAACAAAATCAGAATAGGTTACATTTAATGGATTAGACATTTTTATTCTTTAAGTTATAGACCAAGGCAACGCTTGAGTGACTAATGAAAGAGTGGAATTTGTAATTTGAGTATCAAGATTAGCTTCAATTTCTGCTATTTTTTGTGCTCCAAGCAATGATTGAACCCAACCTATTACAGTAGCGTTTGTTAAATTTGAATAAGCAACAAAAGAATTTGCACTATTAAATGGAATAGTTTGTATATTATTACATTCAACTGTTGTTGTTCCATTTGTAGCAGTCACAACATAATTTATGTTAGAGACAACATTTGTTTCATTATTTAAAGATGGAGTTACATCCATTCTTTTAACAGTCCAAGTATATGTATTTGACATTGTTTTTCCTTATGATTGAGAGCCTACTGCAACACCATCACCATCACTTGTTGGCGATGAACCTGATTTAATCCTTAATACACCAGAAGTGCTTACCCATAACCATGTGCCACCAGAAACGGGATTAGCAAAATATAGCCCTGGAGCACCATAATAGCCAGCAATATTTAATTGCGTATATTGAAAATCTATAGAACCTGTTTTTTGAAGAATAGCTTGAGGATTTGATGCTCCACTTGTATCTAATGAATATGGATTTTTGTCATTACCAATATACGTTAACGTAGGAGAATTTCCAGTTAACGCTATTTTTGGCCCTGATGAAGTTCTAAAATCATTATTTATATAAGAACAGTTAGTAGAAGTTTGATCTACGTTAGCTAAAAACCCTGTAATATAACCTATTTGATTTGAAAAAAGACATGATTGAATTAGTGTTCTTGATGTTGCACTTGGCAAATAAATATCACGAACTGCATTAGCTTCAAAATGAATACTTAAAAGCAATATTTCTTCACTACCAGCACCATCTAAATAATTTTCAATTACGATACCACCCAAAGCCCCTGTTCCAGCAAAACATTGCTGAACTCTTGAATTCATAACTCTTAATTGTTGACAACCTTGTATGAATAAACCATTTTGACTTGAACTAAAAACACAGCGGTCAAACGTCATTTGATCTGCTACAGTTTCTCCAGTATATCTACTTTGAATAAAGCAACCATATATTGTTCCACATGAAAACTGACAATCAATAAATTTAGCATATTGAGAATTTAAACCATAATAAGAAGCAATTGAACCACCCTCAAAAAGACAAGTATAAAAATCAGCAGAACTTCTTAAAATTTGTACTGCATAAGAAATTACTGGAGTTGTTCCAGAACAAACATTTAATTCAGTTTGAAATGTTATATTTCTAAATTCAAAATTAGAATAAATATAATTGTCTCCAGAACCACCCCTATTGATAGTTAAAACAGCAGTAGCACCAGTTACTCCAATCAAAGTAGAGTTATTTCCCATAAAAGTAATACGAGCATAACCTCCAGCAATAACTTGACTAGACCAATCTAAATTAACTTTATAAGTTCCAAAAGGTATCCAAAAAGAACCACCTCCTTGTGCAATTAATGCGTTTAACGCATTAGTAAAATATGATGAGCAATCTGTGGTTGACGTTACAGTTCCCGCAGGGATGTAATCACCAACGCTAACCGCCGCGCCGTTTATCATTGAGAAAGAAACTTTAGTTAATGCCATTTTTTTTCCTTATGCTACTGTTGATCCTACAAAACAACCTTGTATTGATCCTGAATTTGAAGATGGATTTGTAATAGTAATTACATAGCCAGATGTGGTTATAGTTGGATTTCCATAGCCATTTTGATTTGTTTGTGAAATATTAACTACTGAAACTCCTGATCCACTTGCAAGAACTAAAGCAACTCCAGCATAAGTTGAGTTTGAATTGCCTGACCAAGTTCCACCATAAATCAATAATCCAGCTTGTCTTGTAGTGGTGACTGCAATAGATGTTACATTTCCACCAGATGAAAATGAAGAAACACTAAATGCTGGGTCTAATCCAAAAATTCCACTTGCCCCAGATCTAAATATTTGAGCAGAATCTAATGTTACATTGCCAGTTGAGTATGTTGTTCCAGCAGTTGTAATTCCTTTTGTATTTAAATTTGTTCCATCAAATGTTAAAGCAGACCCAGTAGACAAAGCACTTGTACTAGAAGCATAAACAACACCATTTGCAGTAAATGGTGTAGAACCACTTAGTCCTGTACCACCATAAGCAGTTCCTATTTTTGTTCCTGTCCAAGAAACACTTCCAGAAATTGAAGTTGTGTTATTA